GCGCAATAGATGATTTATTAGAATTATTGAATGGTTATCATTAACTAGCATATTTATATAAAAGAAATGGCTACTAAAATAAAATGGGAAGACGCAGACTTTAAATGGAACGATAATCCTTATAAATGGGATGAAGTCCAGTTAGTTGAAGAAGTTGTAGATGTAATTAATGCCAATGGCGGTATTGCAGATGCGATACAACAATTGTCACCAGAAAAAAAGAAGCGATTTATTAAATTAATATGTAAAGTAAAAGGTATAGAAACTTATTCCGGACAAAAAACTATTAGAGATGATATTAACGTAGATGCTAAAGATATAGCATTAGTAGTTAAAGAAGTGTTAGGAGTAAATTTAACCGTGGAGAATATACATGTATAAATTATTTACAGATAAAGCAGAACTATTTGAATGTGATATCAAAATATCCGGCGCAAGTCTCAAGAAGTCGGTAGCGCGACTAGTTGTCGAAACTAATGATTATAGTTTAATGTTCACCGGAAAGATAAACAACTCTGGAAAGTGTGAAATTCCTATTAAGAAATTAAAAGGATTGATTGACGAATCTACAACTGGAAATATACGTTTAGAAGTCATCGCTGAAGATACATATTTTACGCCATGGAAGTCAGAATTTAACATCGAAGCTAGTAAGAAGGTCACGGTAGAAGTTAAATCACAGACTAATAAAACAGTTATTAAAGAAAATAAAATTCAAGTTTCTAATGTAAGCCAAGAAATAACAAAAACAGATATTGACCATGTTACTAATATTATGAAATTATTAGTACGTGAAAATATAACATTAGAAAATCTATCTATTAAAAAGGATAGGTTAAATAAAATAGTTGCAACATACAGAAAACATAAACCATTAACTGAGAACAAACATAAAGAAGTTATCAAAGGCGTTCTCAAAGGTTTATATAAAAAATAAGGTTATAAATGGCTTTACCAGACTTAACAGGCCAAAATATTCAAGATACTTATCAAAGAGTATTACAGGTAGGCGACGATGGATTTGTGCGAGACGGCACAGGTTCATTAGCACCAATATTATATATGACAGCTTCATATGCATTATCTGCGTCAGTAGAAATAACACATGAAGTATCATCATCCCATGCACAGAGAGCAGACTTTGCGGATGCAGGAAACTTTATCTCAGCTTCTAGCCAAATTGCAACTGAAATATCTGGAGCATTCTTTGCACCAAGTGCTAGTTTTAGTACGAGAGTAACTGCGAATGATGCAAAAGTTACTAATACAGATCAAAGCTTAGTACATTTAGCAGTAACTGGCAGCGATGTATTGTTTGGCGACATAACAGCCTCAGGAAATATAAGTTCAAGCGGGACATTATATGGCACGGGACTAGATATCCTAGGGCCTTCTAATTCTCACATTTCAGTAGGCGAATATAATGTTGGTCACGATATAGCAAACCTGGAGGGATTACGTATAACAGGCTCAGGTCTTATTATTTCTGGGGCAATGGCAGATGCAAATCACCATAATATGTTAAAAATTGGTAATGTAGAATTATTAGATTTAAATACTAATTACGGAGGAGGCGCAGTTACTTCTACAGGCGAATTTCTTATTCATAATGTATCTACATTTAAAATTACAAGTGGTAGTGATGGCGGAGATGTGGCAGGCAATGCCGGCCGACTATTAGAACATAATGGTAACGATTTCATCATCTATAAAAACAACATAGCAGCCATATCTTCTACAGGATTAACAACATCAATTGCAGATACCAACATATCAATAAATGCTTCTAACTGCTCAATAAGAGCAGTCAACGATACACCGGGGTATATTATGGGATTCGCTTCCAATCCCAATAACGCACCCGGAGTAGTAAGCTCTATCGCAGTAGCCAGCTTAGGAGAGTTGGTAGGAAATTTAGCCAACCCAACAATTACCCAGGCAGCGGGGGAGTTCGGTGAAGGCCTGTTAACTATAAATGCAACCTCTTTTGCCTACAATTCATCGATCAGTTTTCAACGAGCAGAAGTCCAAGGATGGAAGGTGGGTACTGGTGGCGCAGGCGCGCAATCCACTTCCTCTTTTCATATTCAGGGAGGATTGGGAACATCATTTACTGGAAACACAAATGGGTTATACATCACATCGAGTAATTATAATGTAGGAATAGGAACACAAGACCCAACAGAAAAATTAACAGTAGCAGGAAATATTAGTGCTAGTGCAATTATAGTAGCTGGTGATGTAAGTGGAAGTGTAGGCCATTTTAATGCTGTTGAGGGTTTTATCTCAGGGGATGGAACTGATCGCGTATTAACTTCTAACGGTGATGGTACTTTTACAGCATTAAATAATCTTACTTGCAATGGCACTACTTTTGCCCTTCAGGCCCAAAATATAGACATGCAAGCTGCGGGGAGTGATGGGTTTGACCTAACAGGTAATATAACAGCCTCAGGTAATATAAGTGCAAGTGGTAATGTAATAGCTCCTAATTTATCAGCTGATAGTGCTAGTTTTAGTGCAAGAGTGGGTTTGAATGATGCTAAAGTTACCAACTCAGATCAAGATTTATCTGAGTTGGCGTTGACTGCAAACATCAGTGGTTCGTTCTTTGAATTGAGTGCTAGTTTTAGTACAAGAGTGGGTTTGAATGATGCTAAAGTTACCAATTCAGATCAAGATTTATCTGCGTTGGCGTTGAGTGCAAACATCAGTGGTTCATTCTTTGAATTGAGTGCTTCGTTAGGTGTAAGAACAGCTAATTCAGAACGTAATATTATATCTTTAACTACGACCTCAGGCTCCCTATTGAGCAGCATAGATATGTTATCTATTGTGACAGGGTCATATGCAGTAACTGGCAGCGATGTATTATTTGGCGCAATAACAGCCTCAGGTGATATAAGCGCTAGTGGATTCTCAATAATATGTCAAAGAGGCCAGTTTAGTAGTCAAGTAGAAGTAAATGGAGAAGTTGCATTATCCACAGAAGATAGTGCTACTACTGGCAAAGTATTTGCTGACACACAAATTACTAAGATAAAAATAGGTAAAGCAGGAGCAATAACATCGACATTATTAGAGTCAAATGTCACAGCATCAGGTAATATAAGTGCAAGTGGGCATGTATATGGCCAGGCCGGACTTTTAGTATATAATACAAGTTCAATAGCAGGCACTGCACAAGGAGATATAATTAAATTTGGCGACGTCCCGACGATACCAGGATTAATATATGCTCATACAGGCTCAGGATGGACATTGGCACATTCGGGATCTAATGGACATGCATCTTCCTCATTAGGCCTAGCCGTAGGAAGTAATTCATCAGCCGACGGCATGTTATTAAGAGGTATGACAAATATAGGATATGAGCCCGGGGGATTAAATGGCTGTGCATTATATCTGGAATCTCCTGGATCTGCTTCAAATAACGTCCCAAGTGTATCAGGCGACGTTGCAAGAGTAATAGGTTGGAATTTTGGAGGCGACACAGTATACTTCACACCAGATAATACTTGGGTGGAGATAGCATAATGGCATATAAAGACGAAACATTAACATTTGCATCTGATAAAATTTATTATACTGTTGAGGGTTTTGGAGAAATGGAAGTAATGATGGACTGGGAAGATGCGATCATGAAAGCTTCAGCAGATTATGTTTGTGAAAATGGCGGAGATATATTAGAAATAGGATTTGGTATGGGTATATCTGCTGGGTATATTCAAGCAAACTCTATAACGTCACATATTATAGTAGAACTACATCCACAAATAATAGAAAAAGCAAAAGCTTGGGCTATTGGTAAGTCCAACGTTACTATAGTAGAAGGTGATTGGTATGATATAAAAGATTCTTTATCTACGTATAATGGCGTGTTTTATGATACTTGGGGCGAAGCTGATTGGAGTAGATTTGGTAGTAACATAGCTTCTTTAGTTAAACCAGGCGCTAAAGTAACTTGGTGGAATAACAATAAAGACGCAACAACAATTCAAAACATAGAAAATGTTGAATACGAAACTATAAATGTAAATCCACCATCTAACATGTATTTTAATTCGAATAAATACTATTTACCTAAAAAACAGTACTGATGCCTACTCTAAATCTTAATAAAGGAGGGAACGTTGTTGGTACAGTAGACAATTCCCAAGCAGCCGCAAGAGATGAAGCTGTAGGACAATCAACAAGTACAGGAACAGCCACCGGCGTTCAGTATTTTGCAAGTCCAGGAAGAGGTGGCGGAACATATAGATATATAAGAACTTTTTTACAGTTTGATTCGAGTGGTATTACAGGTACCGTAAGCGCAGCTGTTTTAAATATAGCCGGCGCAGGTACTACTAATAATGCTGATATTATAGTTTGTGCTAGCGATGCTTTTGGCGGAACTAATGACGATCTTGTAGTTGCTGATTTTAACAACGTAGATTTTAGCACAGTATATTCAAGTGAGCTTGCTACATGGAATAACGGCGGCAACAATGCTATAACTCTTAACGCAACTGCCAGATCAATTATTCAAGGCGGCAATAGCTTTATATGTGCAGTAATAGATCACGATTCAGACTTTCAAGATACCGACACTTTCAGTGGAGGCGCTGGTTCTCATTCGGCAACTATAAATTTTAGTGGAACAATAACATTAGATTGTACTGTCGCGGCCGCCGGGTACGGTCATGCTGTCATAGGAACAGCAGCCGCGAGTATAGGCAAAGTGCTAGGTGTGGCTACTGCAAATGTCTCAAAGGTAATTGGCGTGTGATGTGCTACTCTGATATATTTATATAAAAGGAACTACTATGGCAAAAAACATTCCAATATGGCCCGGATCATCATCATTTTCATCTAGTGATAAAACACCATTTGCATTATATGATGCAGATACTACATTTGTCAGTGATACAGACAAAACATCTGACTGGTGCGCTAAAAGATTGGGATATCCATTAACTGATATCGAATTACAGGATATAAACTTTTACGCGTGTTTTGAAGAAGCTGTATCTGAATATGGTGCTCAAATAAATACATATAATATACGTGATAACATGTTAAACTTATATGGCGCATCTACCGGATCAAATTTATCAGGGAAAAGGGTATCACCCGGATTAGGAGGATTAATTGCACTAGCAGATGAGTATGGAGTGGAGGCGGGCGTAGGCGGAAATGTTACATATTATACAGGCTCGGTGGCAATGTCCGCAAACCAACAAATTTATGACCTGAGTGATGCCGCATCCGTGACATTAGAATCCGGTACCGCCGGCGTAGACCAGATTGAAGTGAAACGTATCTTTCACGAAGCACCACCGGCCATCGTAAAATATTTTGACCCATTTGTAGGCACAGGATTAGGCTCTCAAAACATGTTAGAAGGTTTCGGCTGGGGACAATATTCTCCAGGCGTATCTTTTATGATGATGCCTATGAATGCCGACTTATTAAGAATGCAGGCAATTGAATTTAATGATCAAATAAGAAAATCTGCATATACATTTGAATTGGTAAATGATAGGATTAAATTCTTTCCTATACCTAACGGGTCTAATTTTACAAAAGTATACTTTGAATATATTAAAAAAGCAGATAGGAGTGATCCTTTAAAGGGAGATGTTAATACAGTATCTGATTTTTCAAATATACCATATGAGGATATAACATATACATATATTAATGCAGTTGGCAAACAATGGATCCGAAGATATACATTAGCATTATGTAAAGAGATGTTAGGATATATTAGAGGCAAGTATTCCTCATTGCCAATACCAAATGCTGAGGTAACGCTAAACGGATCAGACCTAATATCAGCCGGAGCAACCGAAAAAGAAGGTCTTATAACAGAACTTAAAGAAGTACTTGATACAATGTCTAGGCAATCACAATTGGAACGAAAGCAAGCAGAGGCAGATTCATTGCAACAGCAGATGAACAAGATACCACTTAAAATTTATATAGGGTAATAGTAATGGCATTATTTGGATCAGCAAGAGATGCAAGTTTAATTAGATCAGTTAACCGAGAACTCATCAATAACTTAATTGATATTGAAGTTGCATACTACAAACTAAGCCTAGAAGAGACTCAGGCTAACATGTATGATGAATCAGATAAGAAAGTTTATTACTCCCCCATGCGCCTAAATTGTTTGGCTTCAAAGGAAGAAAAATCATATATAGGCGATGATTCGGGATATGACTCAACTAGAATCGGAGCATTTGATTTCTTACGTGACGATTTAAAAGATAAGAATATTGTGATTGAAGAAGGTGATATTCTAGAATGGGATAATGAATTTTACGAAATAGATACAGTAGGCGCATCACAATATTGGCGAGGGGCTAATCCATCAACTGATTTAGGATTTGTAGAAGGTGATCGAGAAGAATTTGGATATAGTGTAGCCGTCAAAGTTACTGGCCATGTTACTAGAAGAAATAGACTAAACATCCAAGAAGTGCGATCCGGAATCAATAAGCCAAATAATATACCAAGGAACTTATAATGGCAGAAAAAAAATTAAATCAAACAAATTCATCATTTTCGCGAGATGCGGTTCCTAATAGAGCAGACGAAATTAGACGTGATAATGATACGATAAAAACTCCTAAATGTACTATTGAGGATGTCGATTTTGCTATTATATCTTATATAAGAGACATACTTAAATTACAGGTTATAGAGAACGGGCAAATGATAGACGTTCCGGTAATGTATGCAAATGGAGAAAAATGGGCACAGGTACAAGCAAAAGGATATATGAGAGATCGCAAAGGTAAGATTATGACGCCGGTTTTAAGTATACGAAGAGGATCTATTATAGATCGAGACACTTTAAAAACCTTGGCCGTCAATAACAACCCGGCGGGAAACGATTATGTGTTCCAGAATAAACATACTCTAGAAAATAGATACAGTAGATTTGCAACGCAGCATCGAGTTAAACGTGCAAAAGAATATTATCTAGCACCAGTACCAGAATTTATAGATGTATCATATGAATTATTATTATGGACAGAATATACAGAACAAATGAATTCAATAGTTGAACAGATATTACCTACAAATGGATTTGCATATGGAACGACATTTAAGTTTCCAGTGTTTATGTCTGATGTTAGTTTTGATACAACAAATGCATCGGGGGAAGATAGGGTAGTGAGAGCAACAATACCATTGACATGTAAAGCATCATTATTAATGCCATATGAATTACAAAAATCAAACTTCCAAAAAAGATTTTCTGTTAAAAAGGTTAATTTTGGAAATGAACAAATCTCCGGAGATGGTCAAACCGGATTTAATTCAGATGTTACCAATACCCCAAAAGGCGGGTTTTAGGCATTATTATATATTTATATAAAACAAATTAAAAGGAAAAAGTTATGGCAGAGCCAATTAAATTTACGCAAGAAGAACTCGATCAGGTTACCAAATTAAGAGATGAGAATTCACAAAAGATTTCTGAATTTGGACAAGTAGAACTAGAGATATTATTAACCAACCAGAGGTCAGAATCACTCAGTATTGCAAAAGGTAAACTACAAACAGATTACGTTAAATTACAGACAAAAGAACAAGAATTAGTTAGAACTCTAAACGAAAAATATGGAGCCGGACAAGTCGACCTTTTGAGCGGCGAGTTTATTCCAGTAAAATAGAATGTTTGGCTATAAGTTCTAATATTTATAAGAAATTGATTAATAAAAGAGGAACACTAACATGGCAGAAAAAATTGTATCACCAGGCGTATTTACTAATGAAGTAGATCAGTCGTTTTTACCAGCAGGAATCCAAGCAATTGGAGCCGCTGTTATAGGACCGACACAAAAAGGCCCGGCAGGAATACCGACAATTGTATCGAGTTATTCTGAATTTGTCCAAAAATTTGGAGGAAAATTTACTTCCGGCTCTGGAGCATCAGAACAATCGTATAAATATTTAACTAACTATTCTGCACAAGAGTATCTTAAGTATGCAGACACATTGACAGTAGTTAGAATATTAGCAACAGGATATGCTCCAGCAACATCAGATTTGATTGCCGGCACGACAGTAGGAACTACATTTTCGACCGGGTCATTGACATTGAGCACTGTTGCCGCTCAAGAGACATTTAAAATAATCGCTGGGTCGACAACAAGAACATTTGTAGCTAGTGCAGATGGCTCTGGTGATTCAATTGATGGATCCGTTAGATTCTTTCCAGTAGGAGCTGATGTTACCGCATTAGCAGATAATTTAGTACTTGAAATTGCAGCAGAAGCCATTCCGGGAATAACAGCTACAGCAGTAGCCGGCAAATTAATATTATCTGGATCTACAATAGGAACGACACCTAATGGCTTTTCATTTGCAACAGCATCGAATGCTGCTCCAGGCACATTTGGAGCAACATCAGGCACCACCGGGTTTGTAATGGGTGGAGGAGCTGCATCAAGTACAGAAACTGCGGTAGTTACATTAACTACCTTATCAGATGGGCTAGACCAAAACAGCGGAGGCGGCACAGAAGGAACAAATAATACATTACCTAATGGTACTGAAAATAATGTAAGATGGGAAATAACTTCTCAAAATGCAAATAAAGGTACATTTAACCTCATTCTAAGAAGAGGTGATGATACTAGTAACAGAAAATCTATTTTAGAACAACATACAAATCTAACTTTAGATCCTAATTCAACTGATTATATTGCAAGACGACTTGGTGATCAATCATTTGCGTTAGCGGATACCGGCACAACAGACCCATATCTTCAATTATCTGGAGATTTTGCAAATAGATCAAAATATGTGAGAGCAACAGTTCTTAAAAATACATATAACTATTTAGATTCAAATGGTGCCGTGAGAGATGCGACATTGACAGACTTTCTGCCTGAGGTAGGATCAGGGTCATTTGCATCCGGATTAGATGGCAATGTTTTACATCCACAAAAATTCTATGAAACAATTGAAGACACAAATGTACAAGGATATAATCCAGATGTAGATGCAAATGGTGGAACAGCTTATTCAGATGCAATTAAATTATTAAAGAATCAAGATGAATATGATATTAATTTAATTACAGCACCTGGATTGGTTGATGATAAACATGGAACAACAATTGGTGAATTAGTTCAAATGTGTGAAGATAGAAGTGATTGTTTTGCTGTTATCGATCCTGTTTTATACAACGGCGGTATTACTACTGCAGTTGCCAAGGCAGAAGCTAGAGATAGTAATTATGCTGCAATGTATTGGCCTTGGATAAAAATTCCGGATTCAGATTTAGGAAGAAATGTATGGGTGCCTGCATCAACAGTAATACCTAGTGTATATGCCTTTAATGATAGAGTTGCTGCTCCATGGTTTGCCCCAGCTGGTTTAAACAGAGGTGGTATTGATATAGCAGTAGCAACAGAAAGAAAATTAACTCATGCCAATAGAGATACTTTATATGAAAGTAATGTTAATCCAATTGCAACTTTTCCGAATTCCGGAGTGACAGTATTTGGACAAAAGACATTACAGAAAAAGGCATCTGCATTAGATAGAGTGAATGTGAGAAGATTATTAATTGCGGCAAAGAAATTTATTGGTAGTACAACTAAATTCTTAATATTTGAAAATAATACAGCCGCAACTAGAAACAGATTCTTAAGCATCGTTAATCCATATTTTGAAAATGTACAACAAAGACAAGGGTTGTATGCATTTAAAGTAGTAATGGATGAGAGTAATAATACACCTGACGTAATTGATAGAAATACAATGGTAGGACAAATATTCCTTCAACCTGCTAAGGCAGCTGAGTTTATTGTAATTGATTTCAATATTTTACCAACAGGAGCAGCTTTTCCTGAGTAATTTTTAGGATAGTGCATATTTATATTAAAGAGGAATAAAAAGATGGCAGAATTACTTGACCCAACAGAAATATTTTATACGGCATATGAGCCGAAGATGGCCAATAGGTTCATCATGTACATTGAAGGAATACCTAGTTACCTTATTAAGGCAGCGTCTAGACCATCAATTGATCAGGGTGAAGTTATACTAGACCATATCAACGTCGAGAGAAAGTTAAAAGGAAAGTCTAGATGGCAAGATGTTACCGTAACATTATATGACCCAGTTGTTCCATCGGGAGCACAAGCAGTTATGGAATGGGTAAGATTACACCACGAGTCTGTAACAGGAAGAGATGGATATTCTGACTTTTACAAGAAAGACTTGACCTTCAATACTTTAGGACCAGTAGGCGACAAAGTTGAAGAATGGACATTGAAAGGTGCATTTATTTCATCAGCAACATTTGGAGATCTGGATTGGGCTACAGAAGACCCATTGCAAATTGAGTTGACATTGAAATATGATTATGCAATCTTGCAATTCTAAATAAATATTTTAAAAGCATTAAAGAATCCTACCTTACGGTAGGATTTTTTACACTTAAGGCATATTTATATAAAATAATAAGTTATTAGGAAACAACCATGGCAAAACAAGTAAATGACGACTATCCTGGCAAAGCGCCAATGATGTCGGACGCGCAATTAAAAGATATTGCGACCGCAAAATATAATACTAATGCAGTAGATGATACATTAGTATTTGACTTCCCAACGGAGATTGTAGATCTACCTAGTAAAGGTAAACTATATCCACAAGGACACCCTTTGCAAAAAGGTACCATTGAAATGAAATATATGACTGCAAAGGAAGAAGATATCCTTACAAATCAGTCGTTTATTAAAAATGGAGTTGTATTAGATAAACTATTTAAAGCATTAATTGTAACACCATGTGATTATAATGATCTTTTATTGTGTGACAAAAATGCAATTATGGTAGCAGCAAGGGTATTAGGTTATGGTAAAGATTACCCCATCAAAACACAAAGTCCAACAACAGGCGAAACAATAGAACATGTTGTAGATTTGACTAAATTAAAAGATAAAGAAATTGATTGGGATTTAATTAAGACTGGCGTGAATGAATTCGGTCTAGTCCTCCCGGCCTCAAAACTTCCAATTAAACTTAAGCTTTTAACACAACGAGACCAAGCTAAAATGGATGCGGAACTAAAGGGATTGGCAAAACTAAAAAAAGTAGCTGCAATATCAACAATGATGAAATATATTATAGTTGATATAGATGGCGATACTGATAGCACAAAAATTAGAAAACATGTTGATTCTAAATTATTAGCAATTGATTCAAGAGCAATCCGTCAGTTTCTAGCAAAAATAACCCCAGAAGTAAATCTTTCAGTAGAAGTCCCGGATGGAGATTCCGGAGATACCTTTCGCACTCCAGTTAACATCGGATTGGACTTTTTTTGGCCTGACGCCGAGTTATAGAGTACAAAAACAAGAACAGATATTTGATTTAGTATATCATAGTAAAGGTGGGTTCACTTACAATGATGTATATAATATGCCTATATACCTACGTACATTCTATATATTAAAGATGTCTAAAATGTTTAGTGATCAAAAGAAAGAACATGAGAAGGCAATGCGACAACAAAAAGCTAGATCAAACTCATCCCGGCCATCTAAAGGCAGATAAAGCATATAAAATACCATGACGTTGATATTTATTTAAAAGAGGATATTAACTATGTCAAAAAATATTTTAGAGAAGCAACAACTAGCCCAAATCAATCAAATTAATGAGGGGCTAGCACTAAAGATACTTAAATGGCTAATGAAGTCCAAAGTAAAACGCGCTCTTAGGAAAATGGGAAGAGACCCGGAAATGAAGGCAGCTATAGCTGATATGAATTATCATGCAGAAAGAGTACAGCAGCTCGCGAAAGAATCGGAAGACGAATTTGGCATATCATTTTAATAACACTTAATTATGGCAAAACAAGATCCTAAAGCAGCAGCAGAGTTCCTAACTATTCAGCAAAATATTGCCGCAATAGAAAAGGAGCAGCTACAACTTATACAAGCAACAAACACCGCAACAGAGAAACAGGCAGTTGCTATAAGTGCTCAATATGATAAAATAGAGAAAACAAGAAAGGCTCTTAAAGATTCAGCCGGCTTTGCATCGGACTTTGCTACTGCAACAGCAGATGTATCAAAATATCAAGCACAAGTAGCAAAACAGGCTAAAGATATATTTAAGTCTACAAATTCCCAAGCAGATATATCCAAAGCAATTGTAACCACAACACAGTTGCTAGTAAAAGTAAACAAATCTGGCAACAAAGAATTGACTTCAGGAGTTAGAAAGAGGCT